CGGTTCATCTGCTCAACGCCGGTTTAGGACAGCTTGAACGTTGAGATGCGGCACCTGCATGGTAGCCGGATAGAAAAAAGAAACCACCGCCACCAACAACGACGGCAGTCAACGTTCCCAAAACAAAAAACCCGCTGACCAAGACCCAGGCGGGCTCCGTTTTCATTTTTCGACCCTGTCTTGAGGAAACAGATTCTTGCTCACGTATTCACAGACTTGATCGTCGATCGTGTTATCCGTGCTCTTGGCGTAAGCCTGAAGCAAGTCAAGAACCAAAATCTTGACAGCTTTGCTCTTCAGGAACGAGAACAGAATCGGACGAACTAGAAACAGCATGGTGAGCTTGGTTATTGGCCAAAGTCTAGTTCCGGTCGCTATGGCCCTCAAGCCTTGCAACTGACCGCTCTAGCTCGCTGATCCTCGCGAAAATCTCCTGATCCCTAAGCCTGAGGTCAGTATGGAGAACGTCCATCCTTGTGGCTAAATTATCAACAGCTGAAGTCAGCCTTACCAACGAGTCCCGACCTGTTTGGTTCTGACGGCTTGCGCCCGCAATCGCCAAACCGCCAACACCGATCGACGCTCCAGCAACAGCAGCAAGAACCTCGACCACCATCAACCAAACGTTTCGACTAATCATGGCAGACTCACAAGAAAATCATGACGAAAAAGAAGGGGTCTCAGTTGCAGATCTTGTTAAATGCGCTGTTTTAGTTTGGAGCGCAACATTACTGACCGTTTCTTATTTAGGGTTCTTCCCTCAAATGAAAATGGATAATACGTTCGTAGCGAGCCTTTTGACTGGTGCAATGGCAAGCTTTGGCATAGAACGTAAATCATCTAATCAACAGAAGAAGGCACCACCTAAGGTAGAAACACCTAATAGCACTCCTGCAAAATGAAACGGTTTGCTCTCTTAGCGATTGCTCTGGCATTCGCTCCAGCAGCCCACGCTGATTTGACCCATAAGATCCAAAGCTCTGTTCAGCTTCAGGTCGGTGGAGCGATGACCACTGCAAACCGCATCGGGTCAAGCTTCTCGATCAGTGGTTCAGGCGTTGATACAACAGACGGCACCACAGCAAACACCATCTCGACAGGTGCCATCACTTCAGGTGTTTACGCTCCAGGAACCATTGCTGCAACCCAGGACAACCCTGGTTCAGCGTTTAGCTTTAGCCAGTCATACACCCAAGCCGATGCCGTTCCAACCGCTGCCCCGGCACTAGGAGCAGTTCAAAATTTTGGCAGCTTGCAATCCACTGAATCCGGCACTGCGGGAACACTGGCCGGAACAATCTCAAGCGCAGGAGCCATTACGGTGACAGCCGGTGGAGCTAATACCCTTGGCATTGGACAATTTGTCACTGAGCTGAAAATTGACTGATGAGATTCCTGCTCTTATTGCTTTTCAGCTTGGCCGGGGACGCTCTATTTTTTACTAAGCCGGTTGCAGCAGTACCTGTCGTTCCAAACTTCTCGACAGGCAGCATGACCACACACACGGAAACGACCAGTAACGTCACAGAAACAATTGTGAGCGAGTCCTACGAAACAGGCTGGCAATACTCTGTAAGTGGCACCAACATTGAACCCGCAAACGGAGCAAGCCTTACACCAGGCACAACAACGGTTAACGGATGGTCAGCTCTCGACGTAAACAACAAGCCAAGTTGGAAGATCACCAGCCCTGGTGGAGCGTTTCAATTCGTAGAGACCTATTCAGGCCCAGGTCTCTCGAACGTCACCACAATCCAGCGCGTCACCGAAATAAATCAAATCACCGACACTATCTCTACTTTCTCGCAATAGTCTTAGCCGCTCCAGCAAACGCAGAAACGATTGGCGGCGTTTCAGCTACCGCCGCTCCAACAGCAACCAGCTCTGGAAGCGTTACAAATCAGGCGGTGATGATTGCACCGTCCCAACATCTGACAAATTCTTACGGCAATGGTATTCAATGCCAAGGCCCAATCCTTACGGTCACTCCATATGTCAATCGATCCAAATCTTGGCAGCTTCCGTTTGAGAGTTATTATGACGATCCTGTATACGATCTCTCTGATCGGGATGATAACGGGATACTCGATAATCCTGGATCCGTCTTATATGAGATGCCAACAAGAACGGGCCAACGCGATTCGCACAACTGGAGCGGCGGACTTTCGATGCAAATAACCATCCCCTTGGATGGCGGCCTACAAGCACGATGCAAAGCAATGGCTGATGCCAACATCAAACTGCATCAGCAAAACGTAGAAACGCGAAGATTGGAATACGAAATCGCAAGACTCAAAAACTGCGGAGAACTAAAGCTCAAAGGCATTGAGTTTCACCCCAAGTCACCCTATTTTGCTGTGTGCGCTGACGTAGTAATCAAACCCAAGCCAGGGCAAGTCCTACAGCACAAACACGCTATCCCTTCCGTTTTGCCCGTTGAGCTTTCCGGCGCTCCGCAACCGATACAGGTGGTCCCTTTTTCCCAAAAGCCTTAGAGACTTTGGTCAGCACTTTCTTTACAACGGGCTTGATCAACTTCAACAAAAATGGCGTGGCTAGACCTGCCGCAACGCCCACTGATGCCGTTAGCGCAACAGTTGTTGCAGCCGGTAACGACGGAACAGCGTTTATCATCTGTTCAGGCAACTTGATTGATTCATATAGGACGACGCATTTACCGTCCTGAATCTCATAGCCCGAAATTCTTTTGTTACCGCCTTGAATAACCGTTCCGACCTCTTTGGCTCTCAAGGGAGGGCACCTAGGATCTTCGTCAATTGCCGCTTTCGGTTGGGGAAGATTCGGCGCAGCTGGCGCTGGCGCTTGTGGTGTCTCAGGCGTCGAAGTTTCTGGCAACGGAGCGACTGGATCAGAAACTAACTTCTCTGGCCTGTAGTCCATTGCATTGAAACTAGGCAGATCAATGATTGGAACGCCAATGTTGACCGTTACGGGTGGAGCAATTGGCACCGACAAAGGAGCTGGTCCGTTCCAACTCCGAATGTCGTTGATCCCAATAGTGCGAATTTCAGGCATTCCCCTGCAATCTGGCAATCAACCGATCCAAATACCAACTGGCCTTGCCTGCATCCTGGAGCGCATTGCCCTTGTGCCACATCCTCAGCAAATATTTGAGCGTCTGACCCAGCAAGTAGCCGCTAACAGCATCATCAGCGTCCCTCACTGAATCCTCAATAACCTCAATAGCCTCAACACGACCTTGGTTGTAATGGGACGGAGAGTTGATCAGATCTGACATTAAAAAGGCAAAGCAGGACCGGTCTCAGTTGGTAGCGCAGGCATCATCTCTTTGACTTGCCCAGGCATTGCATCTGTCACCGCTCCAGACACTAACTCACCTACAAGGGCTTTAGCTTCATCTATTGCCTGTTGTTTCAGTTCTGGCAACTTGCTGACAGCGTAGAAACTTATACCTACCAACGCTCCAGACATTGCAAACGACAAAACAGCAAGTGCGTTAAAAATTTTCTGCATGAAAAAACCCCTAATAGTGTGAGGCTATCAGGGGTGCTCTCCATCGTCTGACCAAGCCCGACACTCAGTCAGTCCTGACTATAGATCAGAAAGCCCACTTGGCCCCAAGTTTGCCGCCGTAGCTGTTGTTCAAGTCGCCAGTGATTCCAGCAAGCTCTGCATAGACAGAAACCTTGTCAGAAGCAGCGACTGAACCGCCGATCTTGCCGGAAAATTCAAGCTCGGAATCCATGCCATCAACAGAGACAAGCGCCGGACCGCCTTGGACATAAACGCTGTAAGGGCCTTCGCTGTGCTCATAGCCCAAGTGAAGGTCAGTCACGTTGCCTGAATAATCAGAACCGACCCAGCCAGCATTTGCCTCAACGTTGGCATAAGGGCCAGCAACAGCAGCAGACGCGCCAAAGGCAAGAGCACCAGCAGCGCAAGATAAAGACTTGATCATCAAACTAAGCAAAACCACTCAAAGCTTACTTGCCTTGACCCCTAAGTGGCTTCCTTCTATGGGACGGTTTGGAATGCTTCCCATTGCCCTGACGGGTTTTCTTGGGTTTTGCATTGATAAAATCAACCTCAGCAAAACCTTTTGGCTTAGCCATTGATGCTCATCGTGTTGTAATGCTTCTTTGCTAACCCTGTATACAAGCCGTGCATCGGATGATCCTTATCATCACGGCCTTCGTACTTGTACAGAGCCTCAATCCATGCAGACCTATTCTGCATCGCAACTTGATCTTCCGCTCCAGGCTTGCCAGGAATCATTGGGTCAGGTCTTTTCATCAGGAACTAGCCATCAAACCATGAGCAGAAGCAAATGCTAGTAAAGCTTCCACCTTTGCTTCAAGCGTCACGCAATACTGCAACAACTCGGCATTTGTTGGAGCGGTAGCATCTGCAATCGTGTTGGTATCACTAGCTGTTGGCAATGATCCGCTGGATGCAGTTGTCGTGATGTCAGCCACATGCGTTGATTGAACCGCTGACGTAGCGCCAAAGAATCCAATCTTGTTGCCATCGATTTCAAGCCTGGTCGCTAATGTTCCAGCCGTTTCCACCTGGATCTTAAACCGTCCATCTTCAGTGCTTTCTGACGCATCAGAAATCTCGCCAATCAAGGCGACGTAATCAACATCAGCAGGAGTTGAAGCGTCGTTTTTTGATCGATAAAAAACACTGCTAATCACGTCATCATCTTCACCTTCCGTCGTGTTGCGGTGGTGATATAACGTAATATCTGCGCTTGATGCTGCATCATCAGCAGTGCTTTCAAGCTGTAAAGCTGTTGATGTGAGGCTAGTCGTTAGATGTAGCGGGAATGCTGGCGCGGATTGTCCTATTCCTACATAAGGCCCATACAGCCTGACTCTGCTGGCATTCGTCCCAGAAGCAGATGAAATAAGGTCAAGAATGCCGTCTTCTGAAGCATTCGTTGTGGTTTGAATGCCTGCATTGATTTGCGCGTAGGCATGGTCGTTTCCAGCGGCATCTTTCCCGCGAAACTCAATGTTCCCCAGGTTGTCGTTTGCAGCAGGTGAAGCAGAGTTGCGATACAACACCACATCGGGTGCAGTGTCTAACCCAGCATCAGTGTTCTCAATAATGACCTGATCAGTCGTGTCTGAGCTGAACAGATGAAATTGAGCCGCAGCCGTTCCAGCGCCAACTTGAAAACCAGCCGTCGTGAACTTGGCATTAAAAGTTGAGTTGTTGCTGATCGCCACCTCATTGGCAGCAGTGCGATAGATCCCAGACGTGCCGCTATCGCTTAGAAATCCAATCGATGGAGCGCCGACCGTACCGTCTGGAAGCGTGCGAAATAACGTGCCAAACGTGATCGATTTGTTCTTGTCGACGTTAGCCGCTTCTGAAACGTCGATAACAGGGAAAAGGTCTCCTGTTGCCGGTGAGGTGAGGCTCCCAAGAGCCGATATTTTCCGATCAGCCATTAGTCAGTCCAGGGCAAGCCGTTGATTTTGCTAGGTGTAATCAGCTCTAGGATGCGAGCATCAAGTGCAGATTCAATCTCTTGCACTTTATCGGAGCCGCCAAGTTTGATCTTGACCCATTCGATCACTTGACTTTCGGTAAGATCAGCGAACGGAATTAGAGTGTCAGGACGTTCTAGGCCGATGCTGCCATAAGCCCCTGAGTTGTAAGGGTTGCCTTCAGAATCAAGCTGATCGCTGATTGCACTGACGCTGTAATGCGCGGCAAACACAAAACCATCAGAGGCTTCACGTTCCAGTGTGTTGATCTTCCAAACGTAGGTGTTGGCCATAATGAAGCGAAGTCAGACGAAGTTTAATTAACCAGCCTCAAGGGCTGCAACTTTAGTTTCTAGGGTTTCGATGCGAGCCATTGCTTCTTGAAGTGCAACAAGTGCTTTGTTGGTAAGGATTGAAGACTTAACAGCTTTAGTTGTTGTGCCCAAGTCATTCCCATCTTTATCTTGATCAGCGGTCTCATAAACAAGACCAGGACTTGTAAGTTCTAATTCTTGGGCAATAACACCAAGCTGTGTATGCGTTTCATGTCCAGTTTCCTTTTTAAAGTTGTACTTACGAAATCGAACTGCTTTAAAATCGTCCCACTGTGATCCTGCGTCAACAATGTTTTCTTTTAGTTTGACATCAGAAATTTGACCGTAAGAATTGTTGGTGTTTTGAATATTTCCATTAGCAAAAACAAAAATGCTATCTGTACCTGTTCCAGGACTACCCTCCGTGGCGCTATGTCCACCGCGCATAACGGTTACTGAAGTGCCGGCCCCTGTTGGAGTAGTAGCATAAAAACAATCAATTCCCGCTTTAGCTGTTACTCTTGTTGATCCATTTTTATCAATCCGCACCCGCTCCGTTGAGCTTGTTGCACTATCGGGAGTGGTGCTAAAGCGAAGGTGGCCTGGAGTACTTGATGATGAAACTGTTCCATCAGATGCACTAATAATGGTTGCAAAATGTTTTCCATAGTCGCTGCCAGTTGCAAATTGAATAATGCCAATCGTGCCGGAAGGTGTTGCACCAGTCCTCGTCAGCGCAATCATTGCCCCATCGCTTGCGTCTGTCGCTCTACCTTGAAACGCAGCAATCGGCTCACCACTGCCGCTTGACGT